TACATTTCAAAAGCATCAATTAATATTTGACACCATTCTTTACTTCCATAATTTTCTATAACTCCAATACCATCATTGAAAACCATGCTATGCTGCTTCTCAGTATTGATAAGTGGAGGAAATGGTTTATTTTGTGGTTGTTCTGTCATGATTGTTGTGTGTAGGCAGACGGTGGAATACGTCCGACGTATTCATCTAATTCCATAATCTGATCAAGTAAAATATCTTGACCATTTTGTTTCCAGTACTCTTCAAGTCCCTGTTTACTATCCTTGTGGAATATATCTATATGTTCCTCGTGAATAGCAGAACCCATATCAAGTCTGTAATTGAGTATAGGTAAAGCGTAACCCTTACCGCTATCTAATATCAGATCTTCTGATACTGCTCGTGGTCTAATGTTTTGATCTATCTTCCATAAGTTACCACGCTGATGACATCTTAGCACTTTTGTAGCATGATGTCTAGTAATAATATAACATGCAGCAGAGAAATCATTAATGAATCTATGATGCAATTTTAATTGAATACCATTAGGATTTATAATAGTAAATTGACAAGTGTCAAAATTTATAGGTAATTTTTTTCTTACATCTCTCCATGTAAATGTCCAATTTTTTGCAGTGGATAGGTCAACATCATCTTCCATAATCATAACTTCATCATGATCAGTCTCTTCCACAAAATGTTTGAGTGCATTGAGATGAGTGAGAACACAACCTATCTCACCGGGATTCATATTTTCTGGAACTCTTCCTTTCAAATATGAAGATGGATCATCCTCCTTTCCATCAATACCTGATACTCTTGTGTGATTTTCTATACCCCAATACTCTAGTTGCTCTAGCATATATTTTTGCCTATCAGTATACGAATCTAAGTTCAACCAATAGACATGAGGGAGTCCTGCAAGTTTATATTTACTTTTGTTCTTGTCCAAATCGCCTCTTCATATAATGAATGTTTTTATAATAATCTTCAAGTTTTTCTTTATTATAAAATCTTAGTTTCTCCCATTCATTACGATTATCCTCTATATGAGGATTAGTAAACCAAGAGTTCTGACTTCTCTTATGTTCTAAGTGAAAAATAGTATCATTTATTCTAACAACATCAGAACACATATTGAATCTATGATATCTTTCGTCGTCCTCGTATCCATATGATATAAAATTTTCATTCTCCATTCCAAGTCTGATATATTCTTCTCGATTGAAAAACTGACAGAAACCAAACTTTGCATCATACGGTCTCAACTTACCATCAAATGCCTTGAAATTAAAATTACTATTAATGAAATTACTCACTGTATTATCGTCAGCAAATACTTGTTGTTGAAACATACCAAAACCATATGGATATACAACCTTTACTGGTTGTAGTGGACTATCTAAAGGTTCAGTTGGTGGACGATATCCCTTTGCTAAAAAAGTATAAGCATAAAAATGAGTTTGAAAAGGTAAAAGTACATCGCAATCATAATTGCATACGAATGGTGTGTCTGCCATCATGATCATGTCATTGATCAATCTAGTTCTATGAAAAACAAACTCATCACTCTTTTCAAATACATGTGTGATTTGACTCAGTTCTTCTTCTGTAGCGACCTGTGATATTTGTGGTAGAACACTCGCCTCATATATTGATTCTGAATCAAACTCCTTGACTATAATGGGTGCCTTTATATTTTTTATGAAATACAACAATACTGTTATTATATTTCTCAATCTGTCTGGTGTTTCAACTCTCAGTGGAATCATATATGTGCAATCAGGAAGTTCCATTTTGCTTAAATCATCAACAATTTCAAGATCTTTTCCTAGTTGAGGTGATTCTGATTCTCTAAGTTTTTCTTGTGTAGTTTTTGTCTTCATAATAATTCCCAATTATCACAGTATAGGTCAGATGTATTGTGGTTCTTAGTATAACCAGTACCAAACCACTTCTTAGGTGCAATGATTCTCTTATCAGGATTACGTGATAGAAAAGAACCCCACCAAGAGAATGATGAATTAGCAATAATAAAATCAGAACACATAGTCATCATACACAAGTCTGCAAGATTGTCACCACCTTCTGATATAAGGAACCTGTCGTCAGGGAACTGAGTGCTACACCATTCAGGATCATCAGAAAAAACAACCACTGTACGATTGTTATCAAACTTCGACAATGCAGTATCATAATATTCTTTGGGGCAGGGTGGATGATTGTCACTGTTTTGTATATAGTCACCTCTGCGAACATGCAATGCAATAGGATCTTGCAGTGTGCTCATCATCTCCTTACATGGTAAGTGTATATCATTCTTGAACTCAAAATCTTCTCTTATATCCTCTTCGATATGTTCAAACCATTTTGTACTCTGTAGATATCCGTATACATTGTGACCATCAGGCATATTATCAAATAAGTTTTGATCAAAATGAAAGTGTGCTTCCTGCACATATGGTCCGGGAATCTCTTCTATGTTTGTAAGACCGATGAGTTTGAATGCTTCAAATAATTGATGATCATTCCACTCGTCATTGAAGTCACTAGGAGGAATAGCAAAGTCATATCCTTTATGTGCTGCGATGCCTCGTAGTCCTGCATACTGGAACATTTGATTGCCCAGTCTGCCGTGTCTTCCTAAATGATTGAATCCTATAGTCATGATGAATGTTTCTGTTTCAAATATTCAATCTCCTCTGGTAGGAGGTGTTCATAAGTTCTCTGTGTCTGAGACTTATGCTCTCTGTTTGAGATGTGATAATCTTTTAGTATCACTGGTTCTCCATGATATTTATAGAGTCTATAATACATATCACAATCCATCAACATGGTCAAATTTTCATCAAAATACATGTCAATCCCTCGCTTCAATGCAAGGATAGATGGTGAACTCAGAGTATTCACACCCTCCAATAGTCTATCATTATAACATGGAATCTTTGGATTGTAATGTGTCTGACCATCATCAACTGTGTGAGCATATCCTGTGACTGCCCACTTGACCTCATCAGAAAATGCTTTATCTAATTCTGATACAAGATTACATGTCAAGATAAAATCATCAGAGAACAATACCTTTAGAATATCACCATCAGCATGCTGTAATGCATGGTTAGTATTAGCAGAAATGTTGCCATACTTTTTTGTATTCTTAATGTAATTGATCTCAAATAGATCTGCATACTCTTTGCATGCATCTAAAACTTTATTAGACTCGCTATGATCTGAGATCCAAACATTGAAATCTTTATTTGTTTGTTGTGAGAGAGCATGGAAAATATCAAACAAATAATTTTGACATCTTGCATTACCATCATGAGTTGGAATACAAAAACTAACTCTCATATACTATAGCGTTTTCCTCAAGATCAGTGATAATAGTTTTAGTTAATCGAGGAACAACATCATTTTTACCGTAAAATTGCTTGGCAATTTCATAGTTCTTTTCAATCACTTCCCTTTTACTATGATAAAAGTCTTCATCTAATTTGTCAAATATTTTCTTGAGTTCGCTGACATGATTGAATGTAATTATACCATCTATATCAAACCAATTACCAATGTTAGGACAACCCCAATAGATTGGTATAGTTCTACTAGCAAAACAATCTATAATCTTTTCAGTAAAATAGTTCTTTTGTGCTGAGTTCTCTACTGCAATATGATACATTGCATTTTCAAAGAAATCATTTCTTCTTTGATGAAATGGAGGTGACTTATGTGCATATACTTCCATACCATTTACATCATCTATGTCCTCCAACATATCATATATGAGATTTCTGGTCTTATGACCAGAGGTTTGCAGTTTAGAACTCGTAACAAATGTGATGTGTGGTTTCTTATCAATGTTTAGTTCTTCAAAATCTAACCATGAAGAACCCCACTCGAACAATTTCGCAGTGGGATACTTATCTAATATAGATTGTGTAAATGTATAGATTCGATTGAAATTATGTGCATTTCTAAGTGCACCCTCATTTATTGATGGTGCTACTGCATATGGTTCTGCTAAAAATAATATTCTATAATCTGCTTCTTTATCAAATGTCAGATTATCTATTGATATGCTTACTTTTCTATTACCAACATCTAATCCTTCTTCACCCCATGGATTCCACCATAGTTGATTAATTGTTGCTTTCATCGTATCTCTTGAAAATGATAATGGAAACCAAAGGTCTCTTGTTCACTGTCAGGTAGAGTTTCTTCTCTAGAGAATTTACTCGCCACCGCGACGGGAGCATACACACATCCCTGTCCCTCAAAGATGTGTCGATTGTGGCAGCATATGTTCCCGTCCTCATTATATAGTCCGGCGTTCATGTGTTTGTAAAAATCTCCTTCGTTTACTTCCCAAGGGACGGTGACTTTACTGGGGACGTCGAGTAAACGCTTGGAGCGTAAGGAAAATCCTCCATTCCCGACTCGATGATTCTTTCCCCACGGGTCGAGGTAGGCATTTGGGTCATCTCTCCACGGGGCACCGATATAATCGTAATCAAGAAATTTAGGATCCCAAAGATGAGGACGAATAACGTAGCCGTCCGGATGTATGAGAAGGCAATGCGAGGTCCTGACGTGATTAGTAAGATTATAGATACAATAAAAATTAAAGTCATTGATACTTTGAATTGGATAAACTTCCTCATAATCTACATTGGGATTCAAACCTTTAGGTCTTCCCTTACTACTAAGAAACTTAGCAGCACCCCATTG